TATGTATAAAGACCCTTAGGTTTCAGTGATAAAATTTCTGTTTCTTGGAGCGGTTGTTTAGTTGCCATATTTTTTTTCTTTAAGCAGTTGTTTCTGTTTACGACTAGAAATTAAGCAGCATAATTTACATGTACTTTTCCGATATGAGTTTTCTGGCGTTCTTATATGACCTTTAGGACAAACTGGTTTAGTGTTAATGCCTAAACAACTTTTTCTAATATTTTCTTTCCATTCTTCTGTTAACTTTTTACCGCGTCGTATTGAGCTAAGATAGGCTATCGTCTCTCTAGAATGTTTAGTACCTCTAACAGGTGAATCCGTCATTAATCCGTGATTATAAACTTGAATTCCCTGCCGTTTAACTATATCAAACCAGTATTGTTCTTGCGCGGTTAAACATTCTTCAACTACGTTTTCTTCTAAGATTCTAAATTCAAAGTTTTCTAATCCATATTTGTTTACCGCATATTGTAAATGTTTGTTATCGTGCCGATTCCCTTTAAGCATAAGGAAATGGCTGTGTTTTCTAGCGTCTAAATTTGCAGATTGACCAACGTACCTGGACCCATCTAGAATATTTATAATGTTATAAATACCTGATGACATAAATTATCGAAATCCCCAAAGTCGATTCCTGATCGGAATCTTTTGTGGACTACCATCTACTCGCGGACTAAGAATCTGAATTAAATCTCGTTTCATACCCTCTGCCATCGCTTGCATGACTTGAAAAGCCGGATCGCCACTATATTGTAATACGCGTGCTGCTGTTAAAGCTTCGAGTAAACGGTGACATTCAACAGGTATTTGAGGAATAGGAGAAAAATTAGCTTCACTTACCCAATCGCCAACAGCTAAACCAGCGGGTAAGTCGTCAACAAAAGTTAAAACAAAACCAGCTACCATACTAACTGATGCGTTATCAACGCGGGATTGAAAAGGGGGTAAGGAGTTTATAATATCGAATTGTGTAGCCGTTGTCCAACTAGGAGGGGCGGCATCTAGAGTAATAGTTTTAGCAACAGTATTAAAGGAAACGACCTGACCGGCATTTCCGCTTACTCCTGTCGTACAAAGTGTATTAGGACGGCGAAAATATTTCATACGCACAAACGAGTAAGTACCTGATCCTAAATTATTACCTAAAACTAGATTAATAGAATAGTCTGTTACAACAAAACCGAATTGATAAGGCGCATATGCCCAAGAAGATTTCATATCTTCTTCATTGACATAGTTTAAAAGAACTTCGTTTCCTTGGTTGTCAACCAGCATAACATCACGCAACTTAGTTCCAGTGGCTCTTTGCGGCATGTTATATTTTGTCGTACCAGAAACATATGGTTGATCTTGATTGGTAACGTAATATTCTTGTTTAACAGATTCGATATACGGTAGAATAGTGCCTTGAAGTTCTTCAGACGCTATACGTACTATATCAGAGTCCGTTAATAGATTTTGATTCGATGCGTTCATAGCCCGTTGTTTAACGGACGTTAATAAGCTATTGATAGAATAATCTATCGGCATAATGATATCCTAAATAAAAATTTTACTGCCTGACTAACTTATCGTTTTCTGTCTCTAAGCTCGTTTAGTTTTTCAGGCGTTAACCCCAAAAAATCAACCGTAGAACGAGCAGCAGAATCATTACCCTCCGTGTGATTTTGAGTTACGCTGCGTTCTGTAGATGTTAATTTAGGATGTTGATTGTGCTGATTCTCTGGTTCGGCTTCATCGATTGATTCTGTGCTGTCATCAGTTGGATTACGAACTCCATCTGATCCAGCATAATATCCTTTTTCTTTTCGACGAGAAACGGCGTCCATAATTTCAGGCGGAAGATCACTTGCTCGATCTTCTGGAAGGGAACCAGATTCATCCGCTTCTCCTGCCTTTGTCATAAGTTCACTAAGAACAGTTGGATCGAGTTCATCAGATCCCTCATCCATAGATTCTGGCGTCATAACGTCAACTTTAGCTGCCATAACCTTTGGTTTTCTTTCCTCTGGCATGATTCTATCCGATTCCATAGTATTCATTTCGTCGATGATCTTTTGGAGGATCGTTTTAATCATATCAGCATCTTGCTGTTTGTCTTCGTGCGGCATCATAGTTAGTCTCCTTGAATTAAATAAAACTGATTACGGAAGTCGAATTGCTCGAATTGTTCCAGATGATCTAGGTGTAGCTACTGTGTATTGTGCGTATCCTTTCATATAAACCGTTGTAGTCGTAGTAAGCGCCATAGTATCCATAAATCCCATTGAAGATTGTTCTGTAGCTGTCGGAACTCGAAGGAAGAATACGCTCTTACCCGAAACTAATCCTGTTGCCGAGTTTCCTGGTGTAACAGAAACACCTACTCCGATATCTTGAACTGTTGCTCCATTTGCATTTGTTACGACAGAAACGAAAATCATCCAATTACCGGCGGTTAAAGAAATTGATGTAGTATCATTATACTGTGTTGATGTACCATAGTTTACATTTGCAACAGTCGATTCAATTATTTCACCGACAAAACCAGCGGGGACAACCGTATTAGTAGAAGCTCCGCGTGTTATAACATGTCCGTCTGATCCATCTGATACAATAGCATTGTTCGTACCAAGTGTATTGCTACGAGATAATACCCAATCATCATTTGTAGTCGAGTTATCTAAACCAGCGGCAAAAGTCTTTACACCATTAATCATCCAGACGGTTGATGCGTCTCCTGCGCTCGAACCAGCAACTTGTATTAAATCAACGGCAGAAGAACTAGCCGTATTAGATGTATTACGCACATTTGAATTAATTGCATTACCGCTAGAGTCAAAAACGATGTCTAATCCAGCGGCGTTTATAGAAGCTCGTACTGTTGGTGTAAAACCAGATCCAGGTGTTAATCCTGTGTCAGTAGCAAAATCTATTTGACCAGCCGTAACCGATCCGAGTTTCATCATCGTCGCGCTAGTAGATCGTGCCGTAAAAGTATCTATCGCAGTTGGTTGCGCTCCACCAGAAATAGCGGCTTTATGCGCTCCACTATTATCTGCCCATATATAGGCTCCACCAGCATCAGGAGCAATATGAGTTACTTCGCTTTTACCGACTGTAAAAACTGCGCCGGTTGTACTTATTGGATCAAAAGAGAATAACGCACCAGTTTGTAAAAATGTTTGTCCTCCGCCGCGAAGCAGAATAACGGCTCTAGCAGTTTCGCTTCCTACCGTTCTATTAACGAGTGTAGCGGCTAGCGCCATAAACTCATCGAAATTACTTGCTGAGTTTAAAAATTGCACATTAACGGCATCCGTTTCATCACCAACGGCTGAAGTTCCGCTAATATTAGATTGATCGACAAAACCAACACAGCCCAATCTTCCTCCGGCATGATTACCGCCATTTACTTCGCTATAAGCTCGATATGCGACCGCTTCTGAAGTTACAAGATCAAGACCGACGGCTGCTGTTGGCGACCTATTAACACCTATGCGATGCGTGGTAGTATCAACTATAAAATCATTAGTTCCGACTGTAAAAAGTGGGGCCGTAAATGTTTTAGCGCCGGTTACAATTTCTGTACCAGCTAAATGAACAACTGATGCATCTATAGCTTTAGTATCAAGTTGAGTTTGAATTGCAGATGTAACACCTGCGACATAACCAAGTTCGGTAGAAGTAACAGCAGAAACTTGAACTAATCCGCTACCATTAGTTTGTAAAGTACGATCTGAAGTTAAAGCGTGAATAGCCGCTAGTTCTGTAGTTGTAGTAACAGAAGCGACAGGTAGGCCGTCGGTGTCTGAAACTAATGCACGAGCGGCAGTAATGGAAGGTACTGGCGAGAGGGTTGATCCATCGGCAGCATAATAACTTAATTGATTTTCTAAACCAGGATTAATAACAGAATTTGAAGTTTGTACAACTACACCATTAAAGGTTAAACGATCTAGACCGTCTACAGCTAGTCCTAAATCTCCGCTATTCGCATTATTACGCCAAGCGATAGAATCGGCAACAGCAAGTCTAAGAACACCAGCGGACGCGATATTGGCGGTACGTGATTTATAATAAATAGATTCTAGACCGAAAGAGGCTCCAAAGTCTGTATCAGCAGATAAAGTAAAGCTTCCACCAGTTTTTTGTAAAGCACCAGCGGCTATCGCAACAAGATAAGATGTGGTATTACCACCCCATCCAACCTCTCCCGTTTCAGGCATGATAAATATTTGACCATTAAAAGTAACGCTTAAGCTCATGGTTTATTCCTATTAAGTAAATTGTGGAGTTTTAAAAAGGTTGACTCCAAACCTATTTAAAGACTTGAATTTATGAAGCAGAACCGTAATTAATTGTAGCTTCTGTTCCATTTGATCCGGTAGCAAGTAACGCCTGAGCAAACGTGAAGTTGTCTGTATCAACATCAACAGTAGGAATAAAGTTTCCAGTGTTTCCGGGTTGAACAGCGGTAATCGTAACAACGCCAGCCGAAGCCGACGCATAAACAAGTGGAGAAGCAGTCACAGACGCATTGATAGCACGAGCAAGGCTTGCAGCTTCAAGAGCGACCGTTGCACTAACCAGATATTGATCGGCGGCTTCATTCGGCGAAGCTTTAGCTGTGAATGTAACACCGGCGATTGTCATAGTTTGGTTTGCAACAGCAGCACCAGTAAATGTACCCGTACCAGTCGCTTGTGTAGCGCCGGTAGAGATTTTTGTATAAGACAGTTGTGAACCATCAATCATATCACCAATAAGTTTATCGAGGTTTTCATCATCGACTTGATTAACAGGAGAACCTTTTAATTGAAGAATATTGGTCATAGTAACAGCAGAATCGGGAACGGACATAAGTATTCGGACGAATGACATTTTAATTTCCTTTTAAGGCAAGATTAGGAGCGGACGTCTCTTAGAAATAGCTCCGTGAAAAAAGAAACCCCTTGAAACCACATGCAACTAAGACGGGAACTCCGGGGTTGAAGTTTTTAGTTTGAAACTTTTACAGACTATGAGAGAGCAATATTAAAAATCTTTACACTTCTCGCGGGGAGAGTGCAGAAGATTTGTTGGTTTGTCCAGAGACGAAGTTCGTAGGCGTTGAAGCCAGGAACGTACTGGAAGAACTCATCTGATCCCATAACTTGAGGCATGAACTCAATGTCCATCGAACCGATACGTTGATAGGTGTCGAAAGGCAGAATGAAACAATCGCCTTCTTTCACATATAACGACGGGGTGATATTCATCGTTCCGTTCTGAGAATAGAACGTCAATTTCTCAGCGCCGTTTTCCATATGAGATTTCTTGTACGAGCTATCAAAGCGACGAGCGCCACTTTGAGACGTAACAAGATTCGCCCATACTTTCGGGTTCACAAGCACATCGACTTCAGTATCTAATCCGCGACCAACAGCGACAGCAACGGCATTTTGGAGGGCCAAGAATGTCAATTTGCCAGCGGCATTATCAATCACGTTCGATTTCCACAGATCATACGTCGCAGCAGAAATATTGAACAGTGTGCCGGTGTTCGTGAGGATTTTGTCAATACCGGTCATTTCGTTTCCGAAAGCGGAATTGAAATAAACAGTCAAGGCAGTAGGAACAGTCACAACCAACGCGTTCAAGGCAGTAATACCAGTCGCAGTACCGGTAACAGTCAAGGTACGAGCAGAAGGATTAACAGCAGAGATCGTGAAGATTGAATCCGCACCAGAACTGACGAGGGTGACGTTATTGTAGAACTGGACTTGGTTATTAACCGTACCAGCCCAAATACCGTCAGACCATGATTGCTGCGTGAAAGCAACAACTTCAGTCGTGGCGTTGGTGTTAGAAGAACCTGTGAGAGCGGTTGTTCCGAGACCGGTTCCGCCGTACAGGGCAGCAAGTTCGACACGTTTGGACATAGAGTCGATCATGCGTTTGGTGATGAGTTTCGTCGCCGACAAGAAAGCCGCGCCGCTTCCCAAAGATTGCGAAAGAGCGTCATACGCGATCTGAGAAACGAGGGTGATTTGAGCAGGACGAACTTGAGCGTCTGGCACGTTCAAGCTGATAGGACCATTCAACGCGTAGTTACCGGCGTTGTTTGCGGCATAAGTGAAGCCAGCTTCATCTGAAAGAATGACGGGAGTATGGAAAGCATTACCAACAAGGGTAGCTTTGTCAAACTCGACGTTTTTGAGGATTACACGGGATTCTGGAATCGCGTCTTGAATACCTTTGGTATTATAACGCTCTTTAAAATCACCGATTATTGAGGCTGGAATTGTTGCAGCCATGTTAGACTCCTTAAATTTATTTTATATGTTTTAACATATAATTACTACTGATTTATATATATTTTA